GATTTATAGTTACCATTAGCGAATTTAGCACCGCTATGCTTAGAGCTTCGAGCCATATAGCCTCCGTTGGACTAGTTCTGGGTCAACAGTTGGCATAATGTTAGCCAATTTATCAAGTGAGTTACCCTCAAATGCGACACCACTGATGTCATTCTTTGATAGCCAATCACAAGCTGCTTTTAAATCTTGTGTAGTTGCCTCACCAGATTTAACACGGTTTAGAAACTCATTAGTAACTAGATTGTGTAGCTCATTAAATTGTTCTTCACTCGCTTTGTTTTTTGACATTAGCTTTCTTGGCTTTAGTTTTCTTTACTACGGGTGCTTCAATTGCATACCATGTTTCACCTGGTTCATGCACGAGGTGTGATTCTGCACGTACTGCTTGTTCAGCAGTTTCATAAGTACCAAGCACTTTTTGAGTACGGAGATCTACTACGTTGTAAGTCATTTAGTTATTTCGGAGGACAATTTGGTCTAGTTTGTTTTCAATACGCACCATATGATCTTCCATACGTTTGACCATTGTGGATAGATCAGCTTTAGATACATAGTCCTGAGCCACGTTAAGTTCAATAGCGTCGATGCGTCTGTCAAGACCACTAATGCGATCATGTACATTGTTTATTCGATTGTGTAATCTGTTATTCAGAGTTGCGCCACCTGCAACTATTGCAATGACAGCAGCGACTATTGCTTCCATTATTTAAGGGATACGATTGGTACGATGTCATGACAAAGCATTTCGACACGACTGCCAGGTCTAAAAGTAAAACCTGATTTCATAATTTCTGTACATTTAAGTGCTCTGACTAGTTCGTAGTCAAGACGCATCTTTTGTTCGTGTTTACGGGCGATACCTTTACAGGTTTCCACCATGCCACCATCTAGTGGTACTGAAAAGTTTAGTTGTACGCCATAGTTATTGCTTCGTACATACCCTTCGTTATCGAAAGGAATAGTATCATTGCCCATATAAAAGGGCGAGAATTGCATGGTTGTTCCATTACAACTATTATTACCTGCAAAGTATTGGCGAGACGGTGCCCCATTGTTTTGGAATTGCACCGCCTGATTAGTCACATTACCTGTAGCTGCTGCCACAGGAGATGATGTATTTTGTACCTTAGGATCTTCGTTTGCGTAAGCAGGACTTACTGAGAGAAGACCGATAAGGAAGTAGTAACAGTATTTTGCTGGATTGTTTCTGTGACTAAACTGTCTTCGATTAGACCTGCTGTTCTGTTTACAATCTCTAGTTGAAATTGCTCCCCAGCATTTGTTACTGAATATGTTGTAGCGGTGTCTGCGATGTCGCCGCTCGGTGTTACGTTTGTTCCAGACCATGATGAATAATCACCACCGTAGACGTTTGTAGCAATGGTTCGGTCAATATCAATGGTGGTAGTTGTTGTTGACTGCATTGAACCTTGCGTGAAGTTAGGGGTTACCTGAGCAGATACTGGAGCCGCAATAAAAAGAAGTAAAAGTAGTTTCTTCATTTGTTTTTTTCTCTTGATATAGAAAAGGTTGCTAGAGTTCCGCTAAGAATAGAAGCGACATATGTAGGATCCATCTTCTCCATCCATCCTGCATAACTTGCAGTTAGGAGTCCGGCTGACCAGACGAGGACGATGAATTTGATGATTCCGCCTTTTTTGTCATCTTGTTCCATGCTTGCTTAAATATGGGTTTCATAAGCATCACTAGATATTTAAATAGTGATGTAGCAGCAAGGGTGGCAGCTACAGAGATAAACGCTGTAGTTGCTGCTGTAGTCATGATCGTAGTAGTCGGCATTGGGACTTCAATGTCCGTAAATGGGACTTGTATGATCTGAGCTTCAGGTGGAATATTTGGTTTAGTTGTGGTTGGATTAGATTTAGTTTTATTAGTTGAACTTTCTGGTGGAGGATCTACATTAATACCCTCTATCCCTGGAGGTGGCCTAAGCGTGTTAGGAGGTACCACAAGCGGCCTGTAAGACGGCACATCTGCTGTTGGTACCTCTAGTATAGGAATAGGTAATTGGAACGCTTCAGGGAGCATTAGAGAGGGTAGTTTAGGTGGGTCAACCCACTCCATTACTCAGCACCAAACAAACCACGCTCAATAAAATCTACAGCTTGATCATCAACTGTATTGTCTGTTGTAGAAGCCAACTTCCGCAGCAGGTCAACAATCAATCGTTTGACCTTTGGAGATTGGATAAAAGAGAACAGAACGGGACGGATAAGAGTAATCATAATTAAATAGGTGTAGGCCATGCCGTAGCAATGGCAGGGTTAGCGACAGTTTCCATGACTGGTTCGCCCGCTACTGGGTTAGCAGTCTCGGTACCTTCTTCATCAGTAATCGTGTCAGGTTCAACCACACCATTACCTTCAGCATCAGTTTGTTGACGAGTAATAGTAGGTTGACCAAACAGCAGCTCAATCAAAGCTGGTACATCAGCAACAGCATTGATCTCTGTCTGTCGTGTATTACATGCTGAACGAACAGCACCACGGTATGTAAGCCAAGCTGAAGCCACAGCTTGCCCCAACTCTGCAGCACGTGTAACACGCCAATCAGAAGGAGAAAGAAGTGAATCACAAATCTGAGATTGAGTTGCTTTCCATTGTGTCTTCAAGTCAGTTAGATCTTTGGGATTATCAACACCCCAGTAGAACCGTTGGTCATACGTGGGGTCATTAGCAACTTCAGTAATTCCAAGGGCGTTACGCTCTTCCAAACTGGACAAGCGCAGCCAATTAGCAGGATATTGAATCCCATCATGAGTAAATGCCCTATCATAAGATAGGGGCTTGTTATCTAGTTTAAGCATAATTAATTAGTTTGTTTAACGAGCAAGCCCGCCATTGCTGGCGAACGGGTTAGAAGCAAAGCTCATGTAGATGTAGCTTCCGCCGCTAGCGTTCAGCATCCCTCCGGCCGGCGAGCGCACCTTAAATCCGTTACTTAAAATATCAATATAATGTGATGTATTCTGGACTTCGGCGTTGCTTAAATCTGGATACAATCTACGCCCACCAATGTTGTAAGTATCTCTAGCAACGTCGTAAATAACCCAGTTATCAACCGCATCTGTTCTTTTTATCATTACCCAGGCTACAGAATGACCGGTAAACACAAACGGACCATCTGCAGATCCATTGCCGGTGTAACTTCCCATTGCGCTATATCCTTCGACAGGTGCGAAGCAGTAGACGAGGTGATCTCCAGTTGCAGTGCTTGAATATTGAATAACGCTTGAGGTAGGTAGATCGCGAGACGACGCGGCGAATGCTCCGGTAGTATTTAAATACCCAAAATCCAAAGTTCCATCGACTGCAGTTGTGTATACATACCAGTTGGAGCTGGTGTCTATATTTTTAATCACATAAAACACTGGCGCTGCATTTAAACCATGAGCTAGCGTTCCATCGCCAACAAAAGAAAAATTTCCTTTAACAATCGAGAACCCAGCACTTGGGTTGGCTCTGACTGTTGATGCGATGCTTGGGACGTTGGGGAGTGTTACGCCGGAGTCAACTAGTTGAACGCCATCAACGTCAATCCTTGCAATGCCTACATCCTCTGTACCGTAATAACCACGGCTCCAGCTCAAAGAGGTAAAGCCAGATACAGTAAACGTATGAGTTAAAATAGACCCAGTCGTAGCAACCTCATTACCTACACCAGTACCGTTAATCTTTATTGCATTGGCGTCTGTAGTTGGCATGTAGTACCAAATTTTAACCGTTGTTGCGCTGCTAAAGCTGGGGCTAGGCGTAAAAACTAGCTCACTACCGGCACCGGCAAGACAGTAATTAGTGATGTCATTATTAAAAGCTTGTGTTTTTGGATAACCTGAATAATTGCTTCCTGTTATTTGCCCACTCCACGTCTGACTCTGGTCATACAACGAGCTATTTAGGCCGGCAGCAGGAATGACGCCAGTGTCAACCAAGATCTTGCCGTCAGCCTCAATAGCGTAAATATTTGAAGAGTTAGCACTACCGTTAGCTGTAAACTTCAAGCCTGAAATATCTGTTCCAGAAAAGCTATACCATTGCTTGGTAGCTCCAGTCGCAGTAACTAATGTGTTACCAGATTGATCTTGAATTGTTTCGCCGGAAACCCAAGGCTCCCAATAGACACGCCAGGTTTTAGTGCCACTAAATGTTGTACCGAATGGAACTGTTAAAGTGCCAGTTGAGTATGGACCGACAGAAGTTGTCAAAGTTCCATCAAAAATGTTTTTTGCAGTAACTCCAACTGCGTTAGGAGGAATAGACCATATACTTCCTGTAGAGGTAATGCTTTCATCGCTCCACGTCCTGCTTTGATTGTAAGCACTGTTGGTGACTAAATCACCGCCGTCCCACGCCCAGGCTACAAATGTGTTGTTATTACTATTAACACCAGTGCGGCTATCTAACGAAAACCCATCAGAATTAAATGACGTTAATGTATCGCTTTGGTTCTGTGTTGCATCTGTATTGTTTGAATGAAGAACCTTTCCTGCACCACGAATCTGATCTAACAAATAATGGTTATAGGCTTGGTTTCTAGATTTCAACCACACAAAGTCCGGAGAAAAATTGTAGCCAGTAATAGATTGTGTGCTGCCGTTGCCTGTATATAACTTCGTATCAAAATACTGACTGCCATCCGCAATCGTTGGATCAGGTAAGTTTGCAGTGTTTAAACACTTGTAGCCGCTTGGTGCGGCATACGCGAAGGGACGTTGGCCGAAGTTTGCAATAACTACACCGTTCGTTCCAGTGGCAATACTGAAATAGGCAGTTTTTGTGCCTGGGATAGTAGCAACACTTCCCGTTCCAGCAGCTGGATCTCCACTATTTTGCCAAGTACCGTTTTTAGCAAGCCATGTTTTTCTAGTAACCGAGTCATAAGCAACAGAAACTACATCGCCGACAGCCCAAGAAGAATAACTACCAGTAATAGGATAAAGCCCGCCGGTAGCTGAATACCATCCGAACCCTTCTTCATTACCGCCACCACCGCCAGAGTAAGTTTCATTTTCAGGTGCAGTGGTAACTCCTATCATGCTATATCCATTAGCCCCGTCAGTAATAATTTGACCTTCAAAATACCATTTTCCGTTATCCAGTGAAATAGTTGGTACTCCGCTGCTGTAATAAGTAGACGATGCAAGTTTCAAGTTGCCATCACTAAACGTAGCAGATGACCTGGTATACAGAGGATTCAACGTCGCATAATTGCCCGTAATTTCTCCGCCCGCTCCAGTGTCATTTGCTGGGTCGCCGTTGGTTGGGGTGTCAACTAGGGAGTCGTTGTTTGCACCTGCTGCAACACTTAAGTTATTAACAGTCCACGTATTGCTGTTGCCACTTGTATCCGTACCAAGCGCAGCGTTTGAACTGTTGTCCGCAAAGTCGAGGTGGAAGCCGTTTACACCAGCAGTGGACTCCAAGCTTGCCGTACCGGATGGGCTTGTATCGTTAAACAGCAGGTTATACAACGACCAGCCATCATTTGCTGTGTAAATCTCAAACGATGAAATATCTGTAGAGCTAATAGTATGACTAACCTGCGCCCAATTGGAAGCAGTGCTCAGGTTAGTAAAAACATCAGTGCCGTTTATTTTTATGTTATATATTGCGTTTACGCTGTAAGCGCCGCCATTGTATTTAATGTTTGTGACACCTGTAATTGGATTCTCAAATTCAACCTTAACTGAACCAGCACCCGATTGTGCGTTTGAGTAAAAGTAGGTTCCTCCGCCATTGATATGAGAGATATCGCTACCGCTACCAAGTGCTGTTGGGTTAATAGTTACATGCGGATAAGATGGGAAAGACGCTGGCGCGTTGTACGTCCCAGCAAACTCCTTCGGCTGCCACACACCGTTGTCATCAGTCTCACCAAAATCTGTCGGCGCTAATGCTTGACCATCGATGAAATGTACGTCGGCTAGGTATGAATTAGCGTAAATGGCTGCATCAAGATACTTGCAAATGTAATGAGCATTTGTGGTGTTTGTATGCGCCGCATCTGCATTTTGTGTCGGATTGGTATTAGTGCCAAACGTTGTAAGTCTTACGCCGTTTACATATATCTTTACTCTGTCTTCAGCAGTTGCATTGGTAGTGTCTACCGAATAAACAATATGATACCAGGCGCTTGGGTCTCTGAATACAGCTGTAGTTATCTTTTGCCATACATAACTACCACCATAAGAAAATACTCTTATTTGGTCAGCAGCTGTAATAGACAACGAATCTACATTGCTACCACTAGAGGTTCCCGCACCAAATATTAGTTTTTCAGCTGATTCTGTTATATTGCTTCGCTTTACCCAGCCGCTCCAAGTAAAAGTCTTACGATTACCTGCAGCACTTGGGGTGCGATTAAGATAAGCCGAGTCTCCTGAGTTGAACCTAAGACTACGTTCGATCTCGTAGCCAGCACCTCCTTGTCCAGAGGCACCAGCTAGAATATTATTAGATACTACACTCATGAATACAAAGCAGTAAAGACTGTATGAATTGAGGTAGCACTACGCACGATGTAATCAATACGATCTACAGAACCAGCTGCAGTCGATAGTGTTGGTGCAGTACCGCCTACAAAGTCCCAATAAGATCCCCATGCTGCTGTACGTGAACCTGTTCCATCCTGGACAAGAAAGATAGAACCTGATTGACCTGCAGTTAGGTTTGTAGGGTTAGCAATAGTACGGTTTCCACCGAGAGTTAGTGTGTAATTATTTGATGTTGCAAAATCAGGGGTTACCGTAGCTGCATCGGTCAACGTAGTAATCGTTGCACGTTGAGCAGCAGTAAACGTCTGAGCAGCATCTGTTACAGCATTAGTAGCTGGTAGTGCAGCTTGTGTACTGACAAGGGCTGAACCCTCTTTAACGTATAGTTTGTCTTGGTCTGTTGCATAGCAAATCTCTCCTTCTTGGATGTCTGCTACTGAGCTATTAAGATTAGAATATGTACCTCGTGCTACACGCAGAGGAGTTCGATTAGCAGGTGTTGGCATTAGAATGATCCTCCGTCGAATGTTGTTGATGTTTGTACTAGTGATGAACCGTTAGCAAAGTTACCGCCATCGCAAATAGCAATGACTTCTGCGTTGTCTACAGTCCACTTATTGGTTGCAGTTTTATATCTTAGAACTTGGTTGTTAGCAATAGGCTGGACACCGTTAATAATTGCAGTCGATGTTAATTCTACAGACGTGCAGCTTCCATGACCGTAATACATGTTACTGCTAAATACAACAACACTAATACCTGCTCCAACAACAGTATTAGAAGCTGTTGTTTGTACTGTAAGCCCGCTTTGAGAAATAGTATTACCGTTAGTGAGAAGCCAGTCAATATTGACAGTATCTCCTACTGACAGTCCATTCATAATAGCAACTACACTGCTATCAAGTGTGCTGTAAGTAAAATTACTGTTGGCAGTTGCAGTGTTAAATCCAAACGCAGACGTTGCTGCATTACCTGGATCATTAAATGTAATTGCATTACTTACTGGAGTATAAGCAAAGTCAGTCTGCGTGATGATTGAAGATGCTATATCAGCAAAGCTAAGTGCACCATTTCCATCAGTTGTCAGTGCTTGTCCATTAGAACCGGTATCATTAGGTAGTGTCAGCGTATAACTAGCTGCTGCACTATGTGGTGGTCCTTTGATCTTAATACCGTGAGAGTTGTTCTCACAGTTAAGAGTTAGTTCACCACTACCATTTGTACCATCACCTTTGACAATAACATTATCATCAAAACTAACAGCACCAGTAAATGTACCGCCAGCTAGTGGCATCTTGGTAGCAAGAGTGGTTACATTAGCTGCAATGTTAGTAACGTTAGTAGCAATGTTAGTGGTATTAGTATTACCATTTGCTTTAGTAAAGTACCTATCTTCTGGATCATTAGCAAAGTAATTTAACCATACCCATGATGTAGCAGATGAGTCATACCTAAGCCTAATTGATAAACCTGATGACCCAACAAAACCACTAGGTACACCTGACAAAGGTGTAAATGATTCAATACCTGTACCATCTGTTACTTCAATGTAATCATTGTTTGATGGACTACCAGAAATAGCTGCAACGTTTGCAACTAATGTATAAGCAACTGCATTAGATACTGCAGCTGTAGCAGCATTAGCAGCATTAAGTGCTGTTGTAGCATTGGTATCAGCTGTATTAGCTGTTGTTACTGCTGCAGTAGCGTTTGTATCTGCTGTATTAGCTGTAGTAACAGCACCATTAGCAGTGGTAATAGCAGTTGCAGCATCAGCTAAAGCCGTATTAGCAGTAGTAACAGCACCGTTTGCTGTACTAATTGCTGTAGCAGCATCTGTAGCTGCTGAGTTAGCAGTATTTACAGCAGTAGTTGCATTAGTAGATGCAGTGTTTGCTGTATTAACTGCTGCTGTAGAGTTAGTTTCAGCTGTGTTAGCTGTATTAACAGCAGCTGTTGCATTAGATGATGCTGTATTAGCAGTCGTTACAGCAGTATTAGAATTGGTTTCAGCAGTGTTTGCCGTTGCAACTGCAGCATCCGATTTAGTGTCTGCTGCGTTAGCTGTAGTCACTGCACTGTTAGCAGTAGTCACAGCAGAGTTAGCTGTGGTTACAGCACCGTTAGCTGTAGTAGTAGCAGATGCAGCTTCAGCATCAGACTCCTGTGTAACGTATAAGTTTTGAGTAAAGTTTTGATTTAGATCCTCAGCTTTAATGGCGGAGCCAGGGAAGAAAGTAGAACTAAGGGTATCGATAACAGTATCACGAAAGATACGAATAGCGACACCATTAGCTGGTGCTGTAGTGAATGCCAGCGTTGTAGCGTTAGCAAATGTAAATGCAGTTGTAGCAACTGTGTCAAGTGTTACCTTAACATCAGCTTGTTTCAAATATTCAAATGTAAATGAATAGTTCGTTGTAGAACCATTCCCTGTATATGTAGTTTGTGTAATTGCCATTAGTAACGATTCGTTGGGATAATTCCTAGTTCGGCATTTCTATCATTCATTTTCTTCAGATTAATACGCTGCTGAATAGTATCTTGCATTTCAAAAGCAAGTTCTGCAAATGCTAATTCTTCAGCTTGTTTCTGAGCATCTTTTAGTAAGATATGAATCTGATCATACTTACCAATTGGTAGCCGTTCAGAACTAATAAAATTAGGAAAACGTCTTGCTTCTTTTAATTCTTGTATTGTCTTACGCACATCTGCAATCTTACTAATCCTATTAATTTCTTGTCTAAAGAAACCACGCTTACCCATTTTAGCGTTTAACTCTGCACGTTCTTCAGCTAGAAGTTCAACACCATTACGTGTTTTAAATGCAGATGATACATCATATTCAATGTCATATAAGAATTGTTCTTCTTTAGACATTGCAGGGTGTACTTTAAGTGGAGAATAAGCATTATAAATACGTTGTAACATATTATACTTGTTAGGTGCTTCACCAGTAATAGGACTAATAACAGTAGGTAACCTATTAGTTTGATCAATCAAACCCATTATCTGGTTACGATTAGCTAGTTGCTCTAAAATATTATTATTTACTTCTTTATAACCACCATCAAGAATACGACCAAATTCATTACGCATACCAGCAAGTGGTCCAAGTGAGTTAATTTGACCAGCTACAAAACGATTAGCTGCAAATTCATTACCACTTAAAGTTTCTACAAGAGGGCGTAAAGCAGAGATACCAGCTTGATCTGTTAATGCTGCTGAAAGAATAAAAGCAGACTTTTCAAATAGGTGTTCAGTAGCCGCTTCACCTAGCATGTCAAAATTATCAGCAATGTTAGCAACCATTGCAACCCAGTTACTTAAACCAGGACCAAGTAGTTCATTGTATTCAAACCTAACACCACCAGGACCAACAACAGAACGTGTTTGAAAATTACTATTCTTTTGACGTGCACGATTTAGTTGACGGTCAACTGAACCATCACCTGTTGTACTAAATAAACCATCACCAAATATCTTATCTTTAATAACACTACCAATAACCATTGTAGTAATAAAACTACCAATACCTTTTCTACCAAGAGTTTTATTCTTTAGGTCAATAAGAGTATTTAATTTAGCAGTCTCATCCATCTGATTAATTTTATGACCACGCTTAAGTAGAATCTTATCTACTAACTCAGGTGATTCCATAAAAGTTTGTACAGGTGTATATGCTAAATCATTAACATCTGCTTGGAATGAACGTAAGGGAAAAGGTACATAATCATCAGCTACTCTTACCATATTCATCATCGTTGTTGGAAACGTAAGGAATGGTGTAAGACCAGGTAATGTTCTAAGCAAATCATTTACTTGTTCTGTTAAACCTGTATCTAAGTTAAGAGCAATATCAGCATTGTTATACTTAACAGCTTGATCTACAATAATACCGTTCTTATCAAACATACTATTGTATTCAGTTTCAGCTAATTCTTTAATTTTAGTTGGTGTTGCAGCTTCTCCTAAACGATCAAGCTCATCCATTGCACGGAAACGTGCTTGTGCATTAGCTAATGTAGCGCCAGTCCAACCATCAAAACCTGTAAACAAGTTAGGTGTTAACCTAAATACAGGGTCAGCTGCCATTGCTTGTTGGTCTTCAAATAGTTTAACTAAGTATTTAAAACCATGGTTACCACGTACAGACTCTTGTTCTGCAATAAAACGATATTGGTCTAGCTTTTCTTCTTGTTTAATAACAAGATCAAGACGTGTTTGACCTTTTACAGAGTTAGGGTTCTGTGATGCTTTAGTAAACAATTTACCAGCATATGGTAATGCTTTCTTTTGTGTATCAAAGAGCGCACTGTAAGCCATCCAACCACGTTGCATTGACTTAAGATCACCACGCATCATTGAACCAGCAAAATAAGCAACAGGTTCAGCAACCAAACCACTTAGGTTACCATACAATGCCTTAGCTGCAGTTGCAGGTGCAGACAATAGTGAGTTATAGTAATTACCCCTTACAGCTTGTGCAAGGATATTAGGTGATTCTGGTGTACCATCATAGATAGGACGCCACCTAACAAAAGTATTTAGAATATCGTCATTCATTTTAGCAATAGTATTAATCTTACCATCACTAAGTTCATATAGTTCAAGGAATGAATCTAAGATCTCAGGGCGATTAGCTTGTAAATACTCCCAGCTTTCAGTAAACTTCTCACTATCTGACTGAATACTCCTCAAAGCTTGAGGATAAGACTCACGAATTGATTGTGAAATCTGTTCAGGTGATTTACCAAAGTTTTTAATACGCTCACCAAGGGCTAATAGACCACGCTTTTTAGTTGCATAGTATTTAGTAGAACCTACAAGTTGTTGTAAGAAAGCAAGATTATCACGAATCTTTTCTTTAGCAGTATCAACAGCAATAGAACCTCTATTAATACGGACACCCTCAGCTAAATCAGCAATCTGACCAGCCATTGAAGTAGCAGTATAAGCTTGTGCTCTAGCTATATCCATATCAGTATAGTCACTGACCATATTACTAATAGAACGTAGTGCTCCACTGTAACCTTCTTCAGTTAATACATCAACGCCAAACTCATTAGTCTGGATTGATGGACCAAGTAGACGTTTAATGTCATCTACACTAGCAGAAGGATCAAACAGTTCTACAACTAAATTATCACCTTGTGCTATAACTTCATCAAAACTAATAGCCCAATCAGCTGCATCCATCCTATAACGGTCTGCATCTTTAAGCTGTTTAGCAAGACCTACAGTAATCTCTTCTACACCACCAGGTGTTTCAAGACCATACTTAAGAGCAGGTTCACTAATGAAGTTACCTAGACGACCATATACTGTGTCTTTATTAGCAGCAATACGGGCTGCATCAATACTAGCACCAACAATACCAAAGTCATCAACTGATCGCATACCTGTTTCTCTGAAGTCATACAAGTCATGTACACCCTTCATAGGAATGTTAGTATCAGCATTTTTGGACATATTATAATATCCAAGTTCATCTAGATCAGCTTCTTGTTTAGCAACATATTGTGCTAGTGCTTCTTCAGCATCTGCACTCTTAGGAGCAGGTGCATTATCTGCTAGGTACTTAACAGCTTGTTCAGACTCACCTACAATTACAGGTGGAGTCTTATATAGGTTACCAACTTCATCAATAGCGGATCCAAATCGCTTAGCAAAACCAACAAAAGGAATAAGAAAACCTAATGCTAGATCTTCATTAATACTCTTTTGCCGTTTTACATCAGGACTGTCGTCATCAAGTGTAGCCCAACTATCAGGGATATAATCCCATTGAGGAGGTAGTGACTTCTTAACCATTCCAGAAAGGTTATCACCTTCTTCGTATGGTTCAGCGACAGAACCAACAGCTAACGCTGAGGCAGCTTCTACGCCCCTAGCGCCAACGAACTTCATGAAGGCTGTCTCACCTAGCTTAGATCCAACTCTAGCTTGTGCAGCCTGTCCTGCTGCCATACCACGACCCTGCAAGAGAGCAGTAGGTAATACAACAGCAGAAATATCTCTTGTTACTTGTGCTACTTGATCTTCATATTTAGTAGCAGTAGGAATTTGTAAGTTATCTGGTAGGATCTTGTTTACTGCATTTGTAACAGTATCAATAATACCTTGACCTGGTGCACTTAATCGTTCTCTAACTTGTGTATTAGTTTCATCAAGGGGTTGACCAAAGTAACTAAGACGTTGACCAAGTCCCTCAAAGTAACCACCTTCTTCTTGTGTGTCCCCACCCGTGGGTGTGGGAGCTGGTTGCATTGGTGCGGGTTGCGCTGCCGTAGCAGGTTGTACTTGTTCAACAGCTTCAGCTTGTTGCTCTTCTTGAGCAGCTAACCTTTGTTCAATTTCTTGAATCTGTTCATTAGAAAGTTCGCGTTCACGTTCCTTCTCATCAAGTACATAATCCTCACCTAAATTTGCATTTGCTGCAGGATCATTCATTGTGTTTTAATTAAACTGTTTCTAATTTGCTGTAATACTTGAGCCATTTTATTGCTATCAATAGAAGCTGCATTACCACCAACTCCTGGATATGAAGTAATACCAGTATTAGGATTTGCTACTGATGCAAATTCAAGAGACATATCTTCTAGAGCACCTTGTAAATCATTATTTGTACCATTTAAATATGCACTAACTCTAGGACGTTTTACACCACCAAGAATTAATTCATTAAAAAGTTTAAGTTGTACATCTCCAGACATAACAGTATTATCTGAAAGTCCTAAACGATTAACTGCGCCAAGAAAAGTATTTTCAATAAACTGTGGACCACCTAATGCATTATAACCTTGTCTATAAAGATTTTTCCAATCACCAACAGTTTTTGAATCAAGATTAGGAATACCACCAGGGGTGTCTCCAGCTACTCCTCTGTTAGCAGATGTAAAATCACCCTCTCCACTTAATACTAAATCTTGTAAGGGTTTCATAGGGCTACCACCTACACTATTACGCCGGCTAAAAATTACAGTGCCATCTTGTTGAGCGGCACCACGTAGTGACCGAGTTTTGTTGTTATAAGGATTAAAAATAAGTCTAGAGATATCAGGGCTTGTAACTTCATCTAATGCACTTTGACCAATGAGTGGTTTGTTTTCATTCGTAGCAGCATTGTTTGCTTTCCTATGTGCATTAAATACTTCAGTATATGTAAACCCATACTTATCTGCAAACTCTCTAATACCAAGACCAAAGTCAACCATCTGTCCAGGTGTTTGAGAAGTTTTATATGTATAGTCCATACCTTCTGAATCATCTAAAACAAATGCTTGATTGACAGTATCTGTCCCAACCTCCAACATTTTTTTCTGTACATATTTAAGACGTTCTGTTTGATCTTTAGAAGGTTTTTGAATATTAGGAAGTATATTTTTATTTAATCCTTCTGCAGTTACTTCAACATAAAATTGACCATTTGGATTAGTCCTAGATGCTTCTACTTCCTCTAAAACTGCATTCCATGCTTCTTTTGGATTCTCAAAGGTCTGACGTTTTTTAACATAAAGACGATCAAGAGCAGTTCTTACTTGAAGAGTTTGTACACTATTAGGTCCATCACCAATAACACCTGTTAGATCTCTTGCTGTACTAATAATACCGTCTGTGATGTCTTTATCATCAGCTCCATACTTCTGCTCTCGTAATGCTTTGTAAGCTGCAATACCTTGTTTCCGTAATGTGATAGGTAGGCTATTAACATAACTAAGAGAAAGAGCACCATCAGAAATCTTCTGCTCCAAATCATTAGTAGATTCTTTTAACTGAGCAGATTCAATATCAATAACTATATTGTGAAGTGTACCATTACCTACTTCTCTAGCTTGAATTCTTACTAACCTAGCAGCTTCTACAGGGTTTTGTCTGTAAGCTTCAATGTAGTTATCTTGATTTGTAATAACCCATTGGTTATAATCAACTTGACGTTGACGTTGTGACTCAGCTATTCTTTTTGTTGCTTCCTCTTCAGCTTTTACTGATTGAGCATTAAATTGATTAGGAAACTTTTCTTTCCAAGTTTTACCATTATCACTAGTAATAAGAGCACCAATTGCCTCTCGTTCAGTTGGATCAGAAGTAGAGGCTATAAGATTGCGTATTTTTTGATTAGCTTCACTAAGACCTTTAGCTCTTACAAGTGTATGATAACCAACATCATATTCTCCACCAGCAAGAAGTTCATCAGCTCTATCTGCCGCTATGCCTTTACTAGTTTGTTCAGACCTAGATGCAGATTGTTTTAACCTAACACTATTTTCCTTTTCAATTTCTCCTCTAGCTTTAGAGAAGAATTGAGGTTCAGTAATCCCATGCTTAGTACGCATTAGATCATCTATTTGTGACCTAGTTCTGCTTTGAACAATTCTAAGCATGTCAGGTGAAAATACTGAATTCTCTACATCAGCACCAGAAAACTTTTTACCGCTAGGTAGTTCAAATTTCTGTTCAGTATCTTGTAAATTTTTATTTAATAAATTACTATAAGCTGAACCATAAAGTCTATTAAGTAGAACACGTTGTCCTACTAAACCTAAGCCTCTTTCAGAAGCAAGAGCCTGAAATGTTTTATAAGGTGGTTCACCTGCTTGAGCATCTTCTTGTTCAATTAATGCTCCAGCTTGAACAGCACCCCTTCTAACTGTATTAAAAGCATCTTCAAACAGTAATGATTCATAAGGATTAAGATCCTGAGCCATTGCTAGCCTAGTCTGATCTTCTAATTGTTGAGCAGTACGCCTTGCTGCTGTTTTAGCTGCAGTAGCACTAAAATCAACAATACTACCTATAATAGTTTCAGTAGCTTGTTGATCGTATCTAGCCTGCTGCTGATCTCGTGCTGCAATTTGATTAAGAGATGTTTGTTCACGTTGTAAATTATCTCTTTCAATTTGTCTGTTTTGTGCAAACTTACGCTCTGTGTATTCAGCGTTATCCTCCATTGCTTTAAGATTAGTTGCACGCTGTTGCATTTCAGCAGCATGTTTCCTTTCTAAAGAATCCAATAATTTAGCGTCACGCTTCTCCATTTCAGACAAGCTAGCTTTTGATAATTGAATTGGGGCAAACCCTTTTTGTTGTGTAGCTGATCTAAATTGAAGACGTGCCATAAGTTATTAGTTAGTTATTTAAAAAAGTGACGATGGATTACTTACTGAATTATAAGAACTTGTCGATGCAAAATTAGAACCAAAATTAGGAGTAGGAGTAGGGGTTTGTCCACCAAAGTCAATAGAGGAAAGAGCACCTGCTGCACTACCAATACCCTTAATAAGTGGTGCCCATACACTTTGTTGAGCTGCTGGAGGTACAAAACCAGGGATTGCTTTCATCGATTTAACAAACTCTCGTTCCGGTGGTTTTTCAGGTTTAGGATCATAACCAGCAAATTCTGGTTCTAACATCATAGATGCAAAAGTATTAATATCAGCATACTTTTTCTGTTGAATAAGTTGATCAATATTACGTTCAGTTTGATTGATAAAACTCTTCATATTAGAAGACATAATTCTACCGTTATACTCAGCTTCACCTTCTGCACTTTCTATAGCACTGTCAATCTTTTCTAAATTAAGACCAACACCTGTAATAGCTAGACTTGTTTCAGCATTTAACTGTGCTAACTCAATACCTGCTTGTGTACGCTTACCAGTTAGTTCTCTTTCTATTCCAAGAATACCACGTTGTAAGGCTGCAGCTGATGATTGTTTTGTTTTAATCCTTGCTCCACCAGCCTGACCTAAAGAAGCTTTACCTTCTGCTAACAAACCTTCTACTAAATTAGCTTGCTTTTGAAGAGAACCAGCAGTCATCAGAGAATCTATTTGATTTGTAATAGATGCTGTCCTTAAATTTTGGGTACTTCTAATACCAAGTAATTTAATATCTTGTTCTTTTCTATTAAAATTTTGATCAGTATAAACATCTTTTAATGCACCTAATGAGCTTTCACCTTGAAATTGATTAGCAAGGAACATATCTTCAACTGAAGCCATCTGTGATTCAAAAGCTTGCTCAGCTGCCTCTTGATTTAAACCAAATTGACCAGCAGCAATTTCATTACTTTTTTCAAATTGTCTTAACTGTTGTGCAAATGCAAAGTCTTGAAGTTCTTTACCACGTTTCCAATTTTTAATTGATGTGTCATGACTATAGTCACGCATTGCATGATAGTTAGCTTGTTCAGCTGCATCACGCTTTTCATTATATTCGTTAGTCTTTCTAGCTACTTTTTTGTTAAATCTTTTTTGCTTTCTTTGCGCTTTTCTGGCGTCGGAATTTTGTTTGGATGCTGAACTAGAGCCCATAATGCCCTTGACAAGACTAATACCTGCATTGCCAATTGCTAATCCTGTCATTAGATCAATACTCATCTCTAAACCAGAGACGACTAGCTGTTCATCTAGAAGATGACTACCTTTTGGATTAAACATATTTAAGCCCTCTTATAGAAACGTGGAGAATAGTTACCTTCCCACGTCATTGATACCAACGACACAGGGTATGGAAAATTACTTGTCACTTTTAATTCAAAGTTAGTGTTACGTTGGTGAATTGGTACAGTAAAAAAACGTTCAGATGTAATAGGACTGCTATCTGCTATATAAGTATTAGCATCTGTTACATATTCTACGTTCTTCCACTCATCAGATCCATCTGCTTTTACTTTAAATAGCACTGGACCTGTCCTACCTACAGAGAATGTTACTCTAGAGATAGTTAATGTAGCTGTATAATCAGAGGTATTAGGGTCTTTTTTATAGTATAACTTAGGTAATGTTGTTTCAAAGTCATAGTTATAACCTACAACAATACCATCAGCATAACTAGAATAGTCACCTTTAACTTCAAAGTAATGGTAACCTGTACCAATCTCTGTACGTTCTATTGCCTCTAGATAGAAACCAGCATCAGCATCCACTACTGCAGTTGTGCCTACATCTGCTGTTGGAACAGTAAGAAGCATCACACCTTTAGTGTTTCTGAATGGTGTGTAAGGTACATAGATTTTAGTTACATCATTCGTTGAATCATACACCACCGCATTGACACCTACAGCAGGCTGTATGGGCCTTGTAGCCATGTCTAGGCATGTATTACCAGTAATGGTAGTAGCGCCTGCTACAGAGCTTCCTGTGGGGATCTCGTCAAGAACGATCTTACCAAGTGTATATTCATCTTCTTGTTGTGATACAATGAATACAGAATCATTAATGATGTCTGCTGTTTGAATAGTACCAGGTAGTTTCCACTTTGTCCATGCTTGAAATAAATCTTTCTCTCCAGTATTAAAGTATCTAAAAAGATACAAGTAAGATGTAGAGTTATCTACTAGCATAATAACAGAGTTCTGTGGGCTAACTGTTAAGCTATTAATACCTTCTGGTATCCATTCAAGTACAACCTTACTAATGTCTACCACTAGTGGACTTTGATCCACATCACGTAATTGCATAGTAAATAGTTTACTATAACCAGGTACCTTAGTAATAAATGCAGAGGTAGTACCAACATCAACAGGTGCTATATCACCGTCCATTTCATAGTTTGAAAGGTCTTTAATAACTGATGTAGTAGGTGTTAAAATGTTAGAATTAGAAGCATATACTTGAAACTGTTGACGTGAACTAAATAGAAGTAAACCTTGTGGAGAAGGTAAAACATCAGACAGTATAACAGGACGAACACTAGCTACATTTAAATCAATAGGATCTGATGCAACTTGTGCTGTAGCAGACTTAACAAAGAAGTTAAATGCATCATTTGCTGTACCAAAGAATACATTATCTTCAGACAACACACCAAATCTATTACTATAAAAGAAAGTAGATTGAATAGGAAATCCAATAAAAGATGGAATAGAACTTGTTACATCATCACCAGTCTGTCTGGCTGTATATGTAAGAGGACCAAATGTAAATGTAGTAGGACCAGTATTTGCCAACTGATGTGGCATAGTAGCTGCATTAAGACCAGGTGAAGCATTACGTGCTACAGTCTCTTGCCAATAACCTCTACCTTTTATACCATCAGCAGCTACAAACTTAACATAATAGTCATCTTCAGCAGATGAACTATTTAAAATTTGTACATTGTGATTATGATAAGATTCAATAGGAAGATCAGATATGTCTGTAACTGAATCTTCAAATGCTTCAAGTGCTGTGTTAGTAGGACCACCTTTAGCATCAATAGTAAATGCTGCAGGATGTGTTTTCCATGTATAGGTATTACTAGTTGTATCTTCATAACCAATTAATACTTGATTAGGAGTATTACTAGGTGTTGTTGAATCGTAAAAACGTTTAATAACAAGGCTAGTAGTGTAACCCTCTAAAGCCCAAGTACCTGCAAAGGCTGCATTGTTTGCAGTATGCTGTGCTTCAATACCAGCTTTAATTGCATCAATAAGTTCATGTGTGGCGTTGATATGTGCTGCATCATACAACAACATGTCATCATATGTTGTAGTATTCTGAGCAGTAGCTAAAAAGGTTACACCTTGAATAATTGCTGAATACTCATAAGTACCAATAAGTGACCTTAGATTTAACGTAGCTACTGAGTTTGAGACAAACGTACCAACTGGTTGCATAGCAGTTGTAACAGTTTTATTTGTAATAACTGTAACGTCCTGTACACTACGGAAGTGGTAGTCTTTTTGTGTTGTACCAGTTAGATACGAAGCTGCATTGTTAGTTACAGTACAGAAGGTACCATCAGTTGTAGTCCATATATAAATGTTAGAACCTTTAATAGCACCAACATAAGAACCAGCTGCATCACGTTCAATAAAGAACCAAATAGCACCATCTAATTCAGCTTTAGTAAATGCAGTACCATCAGCTTTCTTTAATACATTTGTATGTTGCATCCCTGGTCTCTTCAATAGACCAAAGGTAGGATCAGGGTAACCGTTAATGCATTCAGTTACTTGTCCTAATAATTTTTTGTCATCATTTTGGCGAGACACACCACCAAGAAAATTTGGTACTAGTTGTGTTACTGCTGGCATTAGCGAATCAAAGTATGGAACGGCTGGTAGCTTTGATAGAAGTTCTTACCTTTAGGACTACCAAAGAATGTATAGTCTCCTTGGTTACACTCATATTCTAAAGCTGTAGAACGTGTAAGAGCTTCCTTCTGTTGTAGCATTTGGAACTGATTAGGATCACCAATGATTCTACTAGATACAATAGAAGCAGACTTAGCAATAATAAATGATTGGATAGGAGTAGGAATACTCGGCCAATCAAAGTACCAAATAACATCAACGTATAGTTTCTCATCTGTCCAGGTAAATGAATGAGCAGTCTTATCGTAAAGTTTGCCTTCACGATTGATGCTGTCTCTATCCATGTTCTGTGTATAGGTAGCATTCAAATCCATCTGAAGTATATTGTTAGGAATAACTACTTCGTTGTTTGAATCTGGTGTAATAGGATAGTCGTATTCTTTATTAAAAGACCATCCTTCTGATTGTATTTCGCGTGACACTTCTCTTAGGGTGTTGAGTGCAATCGCAACGTCCGGGTTGGTTTGTGATTCAACTCTACTTTTAACAATTGATTGTGTCAAGATTTGACTACTAACAGTCTGGGAAATATTGATAGTATAGTTATATGTAACAGGGTCTGTAGCGGGGGATACCTCTACACCTGCGACGGCAATAGATGTACCAACAGTTACATTGGGACCACCAATATAGGTACCGACTGGGATGTCAGCTGTTGTAGTAGTTAGAGTAGTACCGGAAATAGAACCAGTAAATTTAGAAACTTCATTTAGTACAAAAGTTTCGTCACTTGTTAATGTTGTAACAGGAGCCTGACCAACTGACGCCAGGATCTGATTAACAGCTTGTAGCTCAGTGTTGGAGCCAGTAGTAGGGAAGGCCATAATGAGTATTATTCTCAATAAAGAATTAAAAAAAAGGAGCCCCCGAAAGGACTCCCATGTATATAAAAATCAGAATGCAGAAGGAGCAGTAGCACCAACATACAGTTCAACGCTAGCAGCAGGGTTCAGATAATCTGCACCACATGCCAAGCGACCAAGCATCACATCGCCTTGGTAGACGACAGACACATCACCAGAGGTGACTTGCACCTGTGGACCAATTGCTTCGACCATACCGGCTGCTTCCTTCTGGAAGATCAAACCGCAGGACTTAGCGCCGACTTCAGCAGCAGTACCATAATCATTGTTGATACCATTCGTAGCGTCACCGGCATCTTCCATGGTTTCACCAACGAAAGAACCAGTGTTACCAGGATCAGTTACACCAGTGGTTCCACCATAAGCAGTACCATACTTACCCAGGAACGGAATGTTCATGGACTTGTAGATCTTGATACCAGCAATATCGATGATACCTTGACCGGACTGCAGAGCAGTACCCTGAGCGTCACGGTTCACCAGGCCGTTGGAACCAACAGCTTGGATCAGTTCATAGTATTGACGTGGGTTTAGGACGGCAACACGGCCATCACCTGATACACCCTTCTCGTCAAGAGCAGCAGCTGCATCATAGAATGCAGACACCAGGTTAGCAGCAACATATGCATCAGAGTCATTGGTGGTAGAACCTACACGGATCTGTGTACCACCTGGCTCAACATAACCAGTTGCAGTGATAGGTGAAGCCTGACGTGCACCACGTGCAACAGCACGGAATGCAAGACGGTCATACTTCTCTGCCAATGCATAACCGATCTTACGTGAGATCTCGCTACGCAGGTCATAATGAGAAAGTACCTCGTCCAATTCATAGACGAAAGCAGAGCTGATCAACAGGTCATCAATTGTGATCGTCTTCTCAGCCACTGGAGGTGCACCATTGGTATCACCCAGGATGCTGTTACCAGGAGTATGGAACTCCGACTTGGTACGACCAGTGAAGATGAACTGCAATGATTTGCCGTTCTTAAGTGTACGCTTCATGATCAAGTCACGAGCGATTGTG